TGTTGGTAAGACTTCAGCGAAACAACACACACCGAACCGTTACCAATGGTAAGCGGGTCAATCGGGTTACCATCAACGTCAGCAGCGTTGAAAGGAAAGTCGCTCTTGCAGCGGATAAACGTACCGATGCCGTACTGGTCATTACTCTTGGTCTTGACCTTTACGTTCAGCTCTTTTTCAAGCCGCTTAACGGTAGCCTCATCCAGTTGACCTAGATGCAGTTCATACTTTTGCAGGGCAGGATTGTTTTCATTCCACTTGTTCTTGTTCTTGTTGACCAAGTTGTAGTTAAAAAACAGTTGTCCTTGCACCTTAATGATTTTGTCTTGCATAGTTTCAGTTCCTTTATCGGAAAGTTAAAAAAAGAATTATATCACAAATTCAGGCTAATGTAAAGGGTTTTTATCACCAGCCTTGCCATAAAACAGATGGTAAGAGTATAAGAGAATATCTAATACTTTCATCTCATCTGTATCAGGATGATGCCATAGAATTAACCTATTATCATTAATTCCTAGCACCACCAAGTCGTCACAAGAAGTGAACATCTCCACTAAGTCGTCTTCATCCATTAGTGGGTATCCTTCCACGTCTTGCCTATTTTGTACTCCCCATCAAGTGGACAGCGCAGCTTCAGTTCCACCCCAGCGTTGCGGATAGCCACCAAGGCGGCTTCACCAACAGCAGTGCCACAGGATGGGATTGTCTCAATCTGCCACTCGTCATGCACGTTAGCGCACAGCCCGAACGGTGCCTTCATCCTGTTCAGGTCACGCCATAGGATGGTTAAAGCTTGCTTCATAACTATCGCACCAGCACTTTGGAGTAGAGTGTTAAGGGCAGCATGTTCGCTGCGCACCCAAACTTTTCTACCATCCAACCCCGGTACCCAACCACTACTTGCTTGTTCGGCAACCTTACTCTGTAGACGAGCGAGGGCGGGTGTCTTGGAAAGAAAGCGCGCCTTAATCTCTTTTCCATCACCAGCGTTACCACCGATGATTGACCCGATTTTCGCGTCCCCCGCGCCATACAGGTAAGCATAGATAAATGTTTTCGCTTTGTCTCGGTCAGGGAGTCCTGCCGCCTCTTGGTTTTTCGTGTGGATGTCGCCATTCAACAACTCCTTAGTGTAATCATCGTCACGCATGTAGTGCGCCAACATACGCAACTCTAATCCCGATGCGTCAGCGCCAACTAACACCCAACCATCCCTAGCCATGAAGCAGTCACGGCACTCCTCGCCGTACTTGTGCTTCTTCTTTGGCACCTGAGCCATGTTTGGTTTGCTGTGTGTCATACGTCCTGTAACGGCTCCGTTGGTGTTAACGCCTCCGTGCATCTTACCTTCTTTGACTGCCTCAAACCAACCCTTGAGCAGCCCTGTTGTCTTTTGCAAGATGAGGTACTCTGTGAGCATTTTCGCTTGTGGGCTTTCAATCGTCTCAAGTACCTTCTCGTCAATAATAAAGTTACCCTTATCGGTACGAGCAGATAGTTTAACACCAGCAGCCATAAGACGTTCAGCAATTTGCTTACGAGAAGATAGATTGAAAACCTCCACCTTATCCTTAAGCCGCTTACCTGTTTTCTCACTATAACGCTCCGTAACAATCGGAGGAAAAACATCTTGAAGTTCACCCTCAATAGTAGCCATCTTGCTTGACAGCTCAGCGTTGAGGATTTGAGCCTTCTGAACATCAAAGGTAAAGCCATTTTCCACCTGCTTCTGAATGATTGCAGCCACACGGTGTTCTAGCTGCACAGACTGGTCGCTGAACTTCTTCTCAGCCAGTTCAGCCTCAAGGTGTTTGTGCAACATCACCAGCACCTCCACGTCACGCTTGCAGTATCGGTGCAAGAGAGACATGTTCGGTTCGTTGAACGGAGCCATAGAGGTCTTGTCGTACTTACGCTCACCACGCAAGCGCCAGTAAATACGCGAATAGTCAATCTTCTTCTTGCCCAGTCTTTTTCCCCATGCGTCTAGACTGTGACCGCCTTCTAGCGATGGATTGAGCAGCCTTGAGAGAATCAAGGTATCTATCGCTTTCGTCAATCCAATCTTCGTCTTCCACAACCTGTTTAAGGTCGGCGCATCGTACCCAATCAAGTTGTGCGCCACTATCTTGTCGGCGCGGTCTAGCAGAGGCAAAAGACTTGCGGCTTCCGTATGACATTTATACTCCTCACTTTCCGTGTCATAGGTGTACACCATCCAAATCTTTGTAGACGGTATGGTGTCTGCTTCAATGTCAAGATAGACAATCATTGTCCGTACTTCCTGTAGAACTCAACTATGGCTTGCCAATCTTTTGTGTATCGCTCGTTGTCAGTCATACACCACTCCCAAGTATAGAGCCTTTGTCCACCTTGTACGGCACACCGCTGACGCGCACTTCGGTGTCCATCTCTTTTACCAGTCGGTTTAGGTAGAACTGTGCCTTCTTAACATCCTCTAGCCCATTCTTGTGATTGTAACGCCACATGTACTTCAGGATGTTGCCTGTTAGGTAGGCAGGGAAGCCGTCACCCAGTGCAGCCTTGATTGCCTCAATGGTTTCAATGCCGCCTTGGTTGTAGTGCGGCGGGTGGTTCACCATGTCGTCGTGTGTTGTGCCGTTAAACGCCATGTTTTGGTACTCCTCAATCTCCATTGCCAAACTCTTCATAGACGCCATCATACTTCCTTCAAAATCAAATCATCAAACCAACGTGAATCAAAGATGTAGCAAGATTTTGCGTTGCCCTTTGTATCGTGTACTCTTTTTAGATATTCATGTTCCTTAGCTTTACCTTCTTTGACGTAACGTGAAAGGGTTTGAACACTGACCGTTTTTACAGCATTGTAGTTTGGATAACGAATATCAAGAATCAAAATTATGTTGGGGTACAACTTGGTGTATCTGTCAATGTCTTTTTTGTCAATGGTGATAGCATATTGAGGGTCAAAGCCATACCTATAAGAAGTCCTAAAAGGAGTCTCACACGTTTTCAAATCACCTTGAAATTTACATAACAAGTCAAAGGCGTACTTGTCATGCTTCTTATTGGGATTCATTCCTATTACTACGCCGTTGCCTTTTTGATGTACTCTTTCAACAAACGCTATTTCTAGTTCTGCCCCATAAGCGCACCAAGCCTGTTTGTCCTCTGTATCTTTAGGTTTTTCCATTGTTGCCATTAGAAGTCCTCGCTTAACTGGTATTCGCGCAGTATACCATTGTTCTTGTTGTACTTCAAATGAAACGTCTGCCCTGTGGCACGTCCAGTGAAGCGGTCTTTCAGCACCCGGAAGGTGGTGACCTGTCGTTGTTCGGGGTCTTCGTGTTGTTTATTCCGTTCCAAGCCAAACATGAAGTGCGCCCATCTCGCAATTGCACGGCTACCCGTAAACTGCTTCTCTAGAACCCTACCGCCCTCTTCATGAGCCTTGCCCTCGGGTGTGGTGAGGTGACTGACAAAGTGAATGATGAGTCCCTCGCTTTGTGCCAGCCCAGCCATGTCAGCCATCATGGCGTCCAATGCACGTCGTTCGTCATCCTCATTGGCTGACAGTGCAGTGAGGTGGTCAAGGTAAATTATCTCAATGTCTTTTGCCTTAGCAAAGTAGCGTATGGCTTTTTTCACCTCTGCCCACTCTTTAGCGCCAAAGTGGTTCATCATGTACAGCGCTTGCATGGCTTCCAGTCTGTCAACACTTTCCTCATACTCTTGACGTGTCCAGCCGCCGTCTGGCACGTGGTATAGCCGCTCGTCAAGTTTACCAGCGACACGTTGGGCGGTTTCTATGGGACTTTGTTCTAGGTAAATCACACCAACCCGCTTTTTCAACTCACGGATGTCGTAAGCAATCTGTTGAGTGAACACGTCGGTTTTACCGACACCAACGCCAGCACCGAACGCATACAGCTCGCCCTTACGCCGCCCAAAGGTGAGTTCAGACAGCGATGGGAAGCACCACGGCAACCCCTCTTTTGGTGGCGTTAGTAGCTGTTCTTTGATGTCCTCAACGGTGACAATGCCTTCAGGTTTGTATTCCTCAGCCTTCCACCACCTATCTGAGAACTTGCGTATTTCATTCTTGCTTAGGTAGTCGCAGGCGTCCTTGAAGCCCTCGTCCATCTTGACGATTGATGATTTGCCAGCGAACAGCGCTGCAACCTTCTTGGCTGCTACCTGCCCCGGCTCATCGTTGTCAAAGCACACCCGGATTTTGTCAAAGCTGTCAAGCCACTCAAAGTTGTCCTTACAATCCTTCTCGGCGCTTTGTGCGCCATTGCGAACCGACACCACAGGGTAGTCGCCCAGCATCTGATGCGCTGCCAAGGCATCAAACTCGCCCTCCACAATGGTGACGAACTTCCCACCCTTTGTGAACAGGTTTTGACCGAACAAAGTGGCATCCCTCCAGTTGCCCTCAACGGCAAAGGTTTTGTCGGGATAGCGCACCTTCTGAGCCACCTTGTCACCATCCTTGTTGTTGTATGGAAACAACACCTTTGTGGCAGTTGACAGGGTTTTGTACTTCCGTGCCGTCTCTGAGGATATCTTCCTGTCCTTAAAAGGTAGGTAGGAAGCCTCAGATGGCTCTGTGAGCGGTTTTTTTGCCTCACTGAAGGGGGCGACTAGGGTTGACATGTTTTTTCCTTTATTCGGGCTAAAAACACCACAAGCGTAACACTTGGTTGAGCCGTCGGTGTTGACTGACAACCCATCACTGCTGTTGCAGCTCGGGCAGGGCTGGTGGATTGCTTCAAACTTGAGTGTCATAGGGTTGTGTTGTCCCACATGGTTTGCATCTCGGCTTTCTCGGCTTCTGTCAGGTCACGCCCTCGCCGCTGCTTTAGCTTTGAAAACAGTGTGTCCATCATAGCGCTGAATCCATAGGTTTCAACCAACGAGGCAAAATCAGCCATTGTGGTGTTGATTTCCCATTCTATGTTTTTCTCAATCATGGTTAACCTCTAACGTTATAGTGTTATTAACTATTATAGATAGATTATAACTTCTATAGTTACTTATAAGAAGAGCAAATATCGTGCCAGTCATCATCATCAGCAAACTTAGTTGCATCATCATGTTTTAAGTCTAATCTATCTATTGTTTTCATATCACCGTCCACGGTACTAAAACATTCGTTGCACATATCAACAAACGTGTTAGTCTCAATGTTCCTACGTGTAGCCTCGTAGTCACTGAGCAGGTTGTTGCAGCAGATACACCTCAAAACAGAGCCTCCGGCATTGCTTGAACATACTGCTTATCCAACTCTCGCTGCACCTTTGCTTGGTACTTCTCAAGCTCCAACAACTGCTCGTAGGTCAGGTCATTTCTGAACGGGTTAATCCATCGCCCCATGTCGTCCATGACCGTGGGCATAGGGCTAGTCAGTGCCGCCATAGTTTTCCTCCATCTTCAACATTGGTTTGAATGTCGTTGTTCGGTGCTTGATTGTAACATCCCAGCCCTCGGTGAGCAACTGATGAGCAAATTCCTCTACAGATTCCCACTCACGGTTGATGAACGTCTCAAAAAACACCCCATCGCTCTTACGAGCCTCCAGCTTATAGGTCATCTATGTACTCCTGTATACACC